ATGTAAATAGATATCACATTTAGGTAATTCTGTTTCAAGTAAATCACCATGAATGTACTCTACACTATCTCCTAGAATCTCTTTCATTCTATCGATAAGTTCACCTCTTCTTTCTAGTGCATAAACTTTCTTTGCACCATACTTGACAGCAAGATAACATAGTATGCCTGAACCAGCACCTAGGTCTATAACTATTTTATCTTTAACATTCTCTGATATCCAATTCTCGTATGATGTATTTCTTTGAGAGTCGGTAAAACAATATGCGGTTTTAAAGAACTCCACATCTTTTGGTGGTTTAATCATAATCTATTTGTTTTTCTTTAAGAACTTCTGTAATTCTGCAGTTGACCCAACATATAAATGATTGTGTTGGTCTCTAATTTTTTCATCATTGTCTTCAAGTTTTCTAAGTTTCTGTTGAACATCGAGAAGTTTCTCTGCAGTCTCACCAACTGTTTTAATTAATTGGCCTGCAACTTCATATGCACGAGGATTCTCAGTCTCTTTACAGACATCTAAGATTCCTTCGATTGCATCTTGTCCTCTTTCAACAAGACCGTACAAGTTTTCTCTAGTGTATTTGTAATCAGTCTCAATGTTTTGAGACCTTTCTTTAGGAATTACCACTGCAGTGGTTTCTTTTTTAATCGAAGATTGAATGTCTAAAACATCATCTAATTTTTTATCTATATCTTTTGGCATAATTAAGCATCACTTGTAAGGTCCTCTGAATATGTGGTAGAACCTCCGTCATCATAAAAATTCACTGTTTCTGCAACTACGAATGTATCACCTGGGTCTACTGAACCAACGAATAACAACTTCGTATTTGCATCAATAGTAATTGCATTACTCACTACTATTGATAATTTATTACTTGCAACCGATGTAATGGTAGGATTTGTTGTTAGGTTTGTACCAAACACTTCATCACTTGCACTTATCTTACTATTTATGGCACTTGGGAAAGTGACTGTGGTTGAGTTAGATACAGCATTTGCAACTTCATCAAAAGCAGGTTCGTAATGTTTAACTTCTTTTACAAGACCTGAACTTTGAATTTGTGTTGTAGTGAAACCAGTATTATCATCTGAGTTGATGTAATCTCTTTCAATAACATTTTTAATAATCTTACCAGTATAAACAGGACCGAAGAAGTATAATTTCATATCAAAGTCTAATGAATACTCAATGAATCTCCTTTCTTCAAATCCACTCTCATAGTTATCTTCGAATGCTACAGTTTTAAGTGTTATTGGTACATCTCTATAATCAGTCATAGAGTCAATCATTTTCATTGTGACTGTATACTCTGGTTGAAAATAGGGTATAATTTGTTCTACAATTTGTAGTGCATCGTTCATGTTCTTAGTCATAATACTAAGTTTAAAACCTAATGTATATGGTGCAGGATTATATTGAAATCCTCTATTAACACCATCTGATTCTAAGGAACTTTTCTGACTTCTAATTAACTTGTTTTGTTGTCTCGTTGCATCATATTCTATACTAGATAATTCAAACGCCATTCTAGGAAATGTCATACCTGTAATATTGCCATCTCGTTCTTTCGGGTCTACAGTTATTCTCTCTAACCATTTCTGTTTTGGACCATATGATATAGGAACTATCTGTTGACCTACAACAGTACCATCTGCTTTTATCTTTTTAAGAGTTATGTTATTGAATAATGTTCCAAAAATAGATACACTTCTTTTAATTGTTTCATTATAAAAATATGTACCGAACATTATGTGACCTCACCGAAAGGATTGGTTTCTGAGAAGTCTAGGTAACCATCTGCACTAGTCTCTAAGTCTGCATTATCGGCACCTGTACCATCATTCATTGTTAGAATATCTCTAATACTTGCAACTGTATAAGATGCATTGTTAACGGCACCAACTATCGTGTCACCAACCTGAATCGTTGTGGTGATGTCTTTAACTGTAAGTAGATGCGTAGATGCTTTCCAAGATGTTACCTCTCCAATGGTTGTACCACCAATGGATATTGATTCATTCGCTGCATAGTCACCTGAACCAGAAGAATTTAATGTTAATTGAATTGTATATGCTTGTTGGTCTTCAACGATATCAATTGCATCAATTTCTGTATCGAAGTCTTCTCCTGAGTATTCAAACAATGTACATTTGAGTTTGAAAACAAATAGTTTACCTATCTGATAGAAAGGATTTTGGTCTTCTACATATCTAATTTCAAACATAGAACCTGACATAGGAAAATATACCAAATCTCCTTCGTTAGGTCTAAGTGATGAAACTAAATTTGAATCTAATGATATGAATCTTTCCCAGGTTCTAAGTGAAAGTGTGAAGGTACATTCTTCTTGTGTTTGAATACCAAACTTAGAGAATAAATCCTCACCTTCAAACCCCTCAACATTATCCAAGTACATCTCTACTGAATAAGCATCTCCGAATTTTGATTGAACATCTTCTCCTAGAATAGAATCTTCTTCGACTATTTCTCTAGGCAGATAGTATGTTTCATGACCATAGAATCTAAGTGACTCAACAACTAAATCCTCGTATAGGTGTTGTTCAGTATTAACTGCATGGTTAAAAAATACATTTGTTGGCATAATATTATCCCATTAAGTCAATTGGCATCATATCAAAATTCAACCTTGACTCTTCTTCTAATCGTGTAATCTCTTCTTGTGCTTCAGTCTTCATCTGAGTTGCATCTAATGTCACACCACCTGGTAATGCAACACCTGAGAACTTAGATAAGTTTTCTCCCCATTGATACTTGACTAATGCAGTTGCATATTTCTTCAACCACATATCATTATATATGTCGGTAAAGTTTGTAGGGTCTATCTTTCTATAACATTCCACAATGATATACTCATCTGCACTTACATTTGAAGTGTCCATATCTAAGTATAGTCTGTTCTGATGAGTATTATATCTTATTGGTGTTTGTCCAACCAGTAAATCATCTAACATACTAATGTGTTGTTGAACCATTGAATAGTTTAGAATGCTTGTTGATGTTAAATCTTGCATATCATTAAGTCTCATTTGATATCTAAGGTCAAACATGTTTAAATTATGTTTATCATTGAATGGGAATATGTTCATAACAGCAAGAACAAACTCTGGAAGAACGATATAATTCTGTTGTTCTTTAAATGAAGTGTTTGAATAATCGTGTGTTCCTGCAGGATTCGATGTCATACTTGTATCAGTCTTCATCTGAGTTAGATTAGAAGATGTAAGTTGATGTTTTAGATATGTTTTAATAGAACCATCGTAATGATACTCATGAAAGTATTGTAGTGCCTCATCTATTCTATCATCAAACTGGTCGTCATCAACATTGATTTCTAAAACAGGCGCACCAAGTCTTCTTTTGATGTATTCTTTGAAGGTTGCTTTGCTATTTGGTTTTGCCATAGTAATATTCCATTTTAAGGTCTACTACTATTTATACAGATTCTATTCTTGGAAATAGGTTTTACTCTGGAGTCTATCTATCTTCTCATCAATTCTTTGAAGTTGTCTAGCAAGTCTTTCCATGTCTTGTTCAATCTCTTGCCTGGTGACATAGTCTCTAGCAACCTCTTCTCGTGTTTTGTTAACTAGAATATCAAGTCTTTTCTGTTCTGAGAGAACTGACCTTACAAGAAACCCTAACGGTGCTAATACTACCGTTATAAGTATATTCCAAATTACATGTGCGTCGATTATTAATTCCATACAGTTATTTATGGAATATCACTGTTCTAAAGTCGACACCTGAACAAGTTTTCCATCTAAAGTTATATCAAATAGAGTTTCATCCCAACGGAAACCCTCAATTTCTTCTACTTTATTGTCACCTTTGAATTTATAACCCATATTAAATGATATACTATATCTATCTCTATCTGTAGTATTTGGTTCGACCATGTGAGTTAAACCACTAGGAAAGATATACAACATTCCTGTCTTAGGTTGAAAGTGTTCGTTATCATTGAATCTAGGAGAATTAGGAAAATCACCCATAACTCTTGATGTATCTGACATTGCAATAAAATCACCTTCATCACCTTGTGCATCTATGTAAAAAGCACCTGACATCCAACAACCATTGTGTTTATGTGGTTTGTTCCAAGCACCCTTATCATTGATATTTGCCCATGAGTTATGCATATCGACTACATGACCTTTATGTCTTTCTAAACCCCAAAAAGGCCAAACCTCTTCATAGAGAGTGTCTTTTATACATGACATCAATTTCATAAATGCTGGATTGGTATCACAACCATCATTTGATTGCCAACCTGTATCTGCATTTGATATCTTTCTACCTTTAGGGTCATTTGACCTCATTTCATCCACTGTTCTTTTAAGTAGAGTCATATAATTATCGTCAAGTGCATTATATTGTGGGTCTAATAAATCTCTTATAAAGACCATTTGTGGAGCAATAAACTTAACTGGCATCTTTGTCTCCAAAGTCCATCTCTAGTTGTATTTCGTTTGATTCTTCACCGACATGCATAGGGCATTCAGGTGGTATTTCTAATTTGTTTCCTGCATTACCAAATAGTTTGCTTTTAGAAACATGCATACCTAGTTTTCTATAAGGTCCTAAACCACCCTCTTCTAATAGATTCGATTCATTTATGGCTGCTTGAACTGATTTCGATGTAATTGAACCATCATTTCTAACATCTTGAAGCTGCTTTTTTTTCTTGTTATTCCTATCTTCAACCACATCTCTATATTCTAAGTGTAAAGTGGTTGTTTGTTCTTCTCTGTCTTTATATGGAGATGTGATATCTGACATATTATCTATAAAAGCTTTCGGTTCTTTAATCTGTGCCGATGAAGACCACTCCTCTCTTCTAAATGGAATTACCTGAACAATTGGTGTTCCTTTTGGTATAATAAATGAATGGTTAACTTTGGGATAGAATATAATTTGTGCATTGTCCATGTTTAGATTAAACTTATCAGTATCAATTATACCTGGCCAAACACTAAAATGTTGATTCTGGTGTAAGAATGGGTCTAAGTAAAGTGTAGAATAACCATCAGGTGTTTTTATATTCCAAGGATTTCTAAATTTAAATGCATCTTTTACTGGAAGTCCAGACATTTTCTCTGGTTCCATAGCATTCCCAAATTGTGTGTCTGGATGACTTGTTGAACCTATTTTCTTTTGTTCATAAGACCAAGCAGACGATTGGCTTCCGTCATCAGAATTTAAATCTTGACCTACTTGAACTACGATATCTGTTTCTGCAACTAGATAATACCCCATAGTCAACCAATCCTGCATAGCAGGACATGCTCTGATAGTTTGTTGTTTGTCACCTCTAACTATCTCATTAATTCTCATCTTTTTCCACCATTCAGGTTGAACTTTAGATGCAAGAATAGGTCTACTATGTTTAACGGTATTAGGGTTGTATGATGTAAATTCAATTGTTGGCATTATAAAAGTGTTCTATTTCTTTTGTACTCTACTTCGGAGTATTTTAAATATCTGGTGTTTTGGTCTTTGACAAGTTCAATCTCATCTCCTCTCACCACTAAAGATTTTCTATCCATGTATCTTGCTGATTCATTCGGAGCATCTGCACCATGAGGTATTCTTCCATCAAATATGACAAGTCTATTAGGAACAAACTCGACTTCGGCTACTTGGTGTTTTTCAATATGTTCTTGTCTTCCGTCTAAACCTTGATGTGGTTTATCGAACATTCTCAATGTACCACCCCAATTAGGATTCCAAAATGTATTTGGGTAATATAGAAATGATATATTCCATGCGTCATCATTTGGACAATCTTGATGTATTGTTCCTGGACAACCTTGTGATTGTGAATTAAGGCCTGCATATTGAAAACGAGTATATTTAAAACCAAACTCTGTTTCTAATCTTTCTATAAGATACTTTACAAAGAATGTGTCTATTGGTTTCATATCTTGTTCTATTGCATAATTATCTCTAAAGAAAGATGCACCCCAAAAAGAATGGTGTGCAAGACCTGTAGGACTATTACTAGACACTTGATTTGTCTTAGACCACCAACTACTTGTTGTTATGAGTCTATCAAAGTGATGTTGAAGTTCAACTGATAACCAATCATCTAAGACATAGATATCCTTTAAAGGCATGTCCTGTATATGAAATGGTTTATCAATATGAACAACTTGCATTTAAGACTGTCCTAAATCCACATGTCCTGTTGCCATTTGAGCTGCTGGTATTTGTCTTCTATAATGTTCGAAGTCTTTAAGTAATTCTTCTTTAGTGCTAAAGATTTCATCACGGATTTGAAAGTAAACATTGTGAGTATTATCAATATACTCTAAAACTCTTCTAGCATTTCCTCTTGCTGGATGGTTGGAACCTTCTCTGCCGGCAATTAGAACCATTTGCAAATCACGGAATCCATATAATTGAGCTACCTCTTCATGTTGTTCCCTAACAATAAAATTAAGTTTTTCAGCATATTGTGATTGAAGATTTATATCTTCTGGTGCTTCAGAGTTTGAAATATATTGTTCACACAATTCTTTCTCCATATCATTTAAAGCTACCTGTTCCTGGTCTTCGAATCTCTTACCAGGAATCCATTCCATAATTTTCATTTCAATATCATCATAGACGACAACATCAAATTCAAAACCTAATGCAGGTTTATCAACATTCTCGAATGTGTATTCAAGTCCGTTTGGTTTTCTTATATAAAGGTTCTTGTTTTCACAAAATACCAGTGCGTTCATTTGTTGATTCATAATTTATCCTCTCTTTAAATTATTTAGGTTGTCTCTACGAGTCTTAATTTCCTCGTAATGAGATAGTCGTTTAATGTTAGATGTATCCATATTTTCTATCCAAGGACCACCTCTTGTATAATGATAACCAGAACAACCCCATTTGGTTTCCGGATTATCATATCCTTCAGTAAAGATGTAATGTTCAGGTATCTTACTCAATTTATCTGTCCATTCAAACTGATGCAACTGAGCACCTGTCCATGAATTAACAACATCTGGTGTTAATTTCTTACAATCTTCATGACCATTGTTAAATATCATTAATGAAGACCATAATTTACATGGATAGTCTATGTTTATTTCACCATCAAACTTAACAGAATCATGTGCGTATTGTGGGTATTGAATACATGCAACAGCATCATCAGGATTTAAATAGTATAACATTGGTAATAGTGATTTTTCAAAAAGAATATCGTCATCAATAAACATACTAAAACCTTCATAATTCTCTAAGTAAGGTATTAAGAATCTACTGTATGTAAACGCAGTAGATTGATTCTTATACTCCCTATTATACTCTGGAATCTTTGAATAGTCAAGATACTTTATTTCAGGCATGAATTGATTTGTAGTATCACCTTGTGAGTATGTTGAACGAATACTCGATTCTATTGAGAACTTTGTTAAATCTTCAATTTGTTTATGTGTAGAATCATAACCAATGTATATATTAAATGGTTTTCCTTTTGCAAGTTTATGCACCTTCCTGTTAAACTCATATACTTTAGGTCTGAAATCCCCCACATTTGCAAACTCACTATTGACTTCTATAACTCCACCTGTTATAATAAAAGATAAATTATCTTGTGTGATTCCTCTTTTTTTGAGTAAGTCTTTCCAATAATCTAAAAATTCATCAACTGTTGCTGGTTTTATTTCAGGAACTTTATTATGTGGGTCAAAGAAATGACATAACATACTAGGGTCTTGCATCTCTTCAATAACACCTGAACGAACAGAACCTGGATGAACAAAGAACTTAAATTTCTCATCACCATATGATGTGTCTTTTAAAATAACTCCTTGAATTGGTGCCCATAATCCTTCTTCGATTATACTTTGAGTTAACCAATGGGCTTTTGCTGAGTGATAGTAGGAACTATCCCACATATTCTTTAGATTTATATTTGTTTTGTCATCTTCGTCTACACCTACTCCGTGAGATTGTATATATCTTTCTCCGTTTGGGTCTTCTTCAGTTCTTATCATGTTTGTATTCATTCCCATTGGAAACATTTCTGGTGTAGGACCACAAGTATAACCATGAGGTAAGAATTGATTGTATGTGAGAGAGTGGTGTTTTAGACCATGCATTGTCACCATGTTGTTGTCTCTTCTATCTTGCATCACATCACCATATGTGAATAACTTTAGAGGAGGAACTTTACCTTCTTCGAAGATTTTCTTTAAAATTAGATAACAAGGATTATGTTCTTTCATAACCCTATTTACATTAAGACTTCCTAAATGATAGTGTGGATTTTTGTCTCTTATTGCAAAAGCACTTTCACAACCATCAAAGTCTATAGGTATAATTGAGTCTACATCGTCAACTGTTTTAATGTCTGTAAAATCGGGATTATTTGATGCCATAAAATATCTGTATTAGTTTAATTAATACAGATATTTAGGTGTTATTTTATGAAGAGACTGGAGATGCTGGCCAAGTTTGTGCTAAACTGCCATCCCAACGAGCAACTGGTGTTTGACCTTGTGTTCCATATGTGAATGGACTTCTGTTCTGATAAGTGAACGGAGTCTGACCTTGTCTTGCATATGTTCCAGGTTGTCTATTCTGATAAGTGAACGGAGTCTGACCTTGTCTTGAATATGTAGTAGGATTCTGATTAGAATATGTGAAAGGAGTTTGTCCTTGTCTTGCATATGTTCCAGGTTGTCTATTCTGATATGTTCCAGGTTGTCTTGCATTCGCAATGTAAGGTTGCT